GCCGCAAGTGACACAAAATTTTATCCCAGTTTTGTTTATTCGGATCCTACCGAAGGTGAAGAGGACGGTATTAACCGTAATCCATGGCGTATATCCGCGACACTATAGGCAGCCAAACAACGTCTCCGAGTTCGGCACGACCAATGTAGTGGCAGAGCTCCTCAAGCTCTGACGGTTCGCAGCTATACCGACTAGCGAGCGCCTCAATTGGCACCCGCAGGTTGGCTACTCCTAAGCTTTTCACTCTATCCGCCTCAAAAACCCGGTTAATCCTTGGTTTCTGCGGCCGATCCTCAATAATAAGGTGGTGAAAAGCGTCGTTGAACGCATGGTTGCCCCAATTTAAACGACTTCTGACTACTCCAGACACAAATGCGGCGGCGGCGGCGCGGTACTGTCGGCGCTTATGTGGCAAATCACCATCAAAGGTGCCGAAACCACGCACGTACGTACCAAGGTTCATCCAAGGAACCACCTGGCCAGCTACATATGAAGGAGAATGCTTCAGAAACTGAATTTGCTCGGGGCGTGAGCAAGTGAACTGCTTTAGAATGTACCCCACATTCTCGCCGGCAGTAACATACGCGAGTTTAAATTCTTCCATCGTGACCTCGCAGGGGTTGGGTACGAGGCGCTCTAATTCCAGCGCGATTAATAAATTAGCGAAATTATTGATAATGGTGGTCAACGTGCTCCCAGAATAAAGGCGCATCGTGAAAAACTCATACACAACTTTTTGCTTAGGATCTTTGTGGTACCGCAGCACCAACTTTGACCGCAAATATTTAAATGCTCGCGTGAGCGCATCGACGTGTATGTTCGGAAGACCATGCGTGACGCTCAAAAATTTTTCTAGGGCATCAAATATGCACGTCCGGTGTGATCCGTCGCATGCTTTAATATCCCCATTAAAATTCACCGTCCCGTCCTTGCATCTAGCGCCAACACATGAATCATCAGAGTGATAAGCGAAAACGAATTTATTGTAACCAGGTTCGAGCAAGCGTTCAAACACCTCAGCCAACCGCGTCTTATCGGCAGCCTTCACAAACTCAATGTGAGCGTTACCGATGACAAACGGAACGTCCCAAGCTTGCTTTATGCTATCCATAATGTACGCGGTGGCGTCTGTGCGCATCGCTCCCAGATCACCGATCCCTCTCTTCTTATTGGGACCCAAAATTTCTCCATTTTTCGCCTTATACTGGACTGGTTTATGATCGTCACACTCGTTCCCACCCATGCGCTTAGCTTCTTCCGCAGTACGCTCGCGTAACTTACGCTTGGCGTGCGGTTGATGGAGCCAGGCCGGGTACGCTACCTCGTATGACTCCCGGTGCATGTGCGTCTCAAAGTGGCGCTTAAACAAACCTATCCGCGTGCGCAAAACGCGCATCGCTCTCATCTGATTATTTGCTAGCTGAACTGAATACCCGGGGCGCTCTGGCGCCCTCAAGGCAATCATCCGACCAATCAATGTTCTGTATTCTTCGGGACCATTGCCGGGTAAATGGGCATCCGGTAATGGGAAGAAGGGACCAAACACAGAACGGTAGCACAATGCTCCGGCGTGTGTTTTATCAATGAAATTTGGTGTAAGGTCAGGATGCATGCGATTAGCCGCTATCTGTTCTTGCAAATATGGTCCATCGGATACAACTGTCATATCAGGTGGAAGTGGACTGTACTTGTGGTCAGAGACCAATTTTACTGGCATTTCGAGGCGTGACAGTCCGTCACACAACGCCCCGAGTTTGCCATAATCCTACCACTGTTTCATCATCACGCGATCAGCGGTTCCACCTTGATGGGAAACGCTGTGCGCAATAATGACCTTCAAGCGCGCGGCGGCGCGCGCGACAGTGTTAGCTAACACATCGTCCGCTAACGAACTACCGGCATGCAAGTCGTGGTACAAATCTATGGCAACAGCACGCATCCGCGCCATGCAATAAACATCAACGGAGGTCGACTTCGAAAATGAAGACACGAGATGCTGTTCGATAACCGGGTCAACTTGCGCCACATAAGCGCTAGTGTACCCGATTAACCGCGTCATATCATCGCTCTCACCCAGCGGGTGGTGCTCTTGGCGCGGGTCCAACACAAATCCCGAAGACAAACTCCGACTGTAACCCATCAACTGACACAACCAATCACTCCGACACCCCAAGACGAACAATGGGTACCCAACAAGGGACCTAACGCGCAACGACCACCGCCAGCACTTATCATAAAACGTCTCAACTTTAACTGGACGTGTGCTGGGGATAATGGCGTCAACCAAGAGAGGGGTTACTGGAGGAACATGGATATGTTCAACTGGTAGCCCATCTCGCTTGAGTGGGCCTTGAAGGGGGCGATAACCAACGTTATACAACCCACGCGCTAAAGCCCCGTGAGTCGCTAAAAACGACGTTAAATTACCCAACTGGAACTTTCCTAACCGAGCTCCAGTAATGATAGGTGGCGGGCCTGCGATGGCCAGCAAGCGTGACTCAGAACGCAACTCTAGCTCGAGTGCGTTGTCTACAGCGGCTGGCACAGGTTCACCGTGGTCGACCACCACGTCAACCGATTTTGTGTCGTCACACCAAGGCATATCTGCGGCTAATGGTGCAGTAGGTTCTTCGACGACACGGGGGAGCCCCATTTTAGGCGACCCCCCAGCTGGCCCCTTCCGGGTACTCTTATGCGGAACCGGGGCCGGGGTCGCGCATTTCGTGTGTGACACGGGGGCAGCCTCACTCAGACTGCCAACGCATCCCTCGAGTTGTCTCAACCCGGCATCAATGCCAGATTTTCTACTCTCGGGTGCAGTATTTGAACCAAACTTCCCACGACCAGGATTAACAGAGAACTTCTTCTTATTGGAAGCTCTCTTCTTAACCGAATTCTCCACGTCGTCGGATTCCGTCCACTCCCCGTGCGAACCATTCAAACAAGTCCGCCTCCACTTAACCACCTGTGTGCAAGTTTCGGTCGCGTGCCAAAAATAATCGTCATCCAGACGCGACCAATAATGCATGCGATGCAAATACCCTTCAACATAACGTATGATGTCGGTGGGTAAAAACGTGCATGCGTGCATCAACAAACTAGGTTGTGTGAATTTGAAACTCTTCGGTTCAATTTTCCATTCCCTTTGGAACCACCAAGACAAAGCCCGTGAATTCCAGACAAAATTTTGTGGTTCTCCGCGCCTGCCTTTCAAAGCGCTTCGTACCCGCCTCCTGCGGGGCTCCCCACTACCACTCACCCCCGTCTCCGTCCATGTGGAAGAAGAATAATTGTGCTTACTTAGGGCCTGTAAGCCGCCCGATATTTCACCCTGCGCCCGATTACTCGATGCGCTGCCTCCATTAATACCCAAGTTTCCCCCATTTTGAGAAACTGGGCTGCTAGTGTCTCCAACAAGCATTATGGAGTTTGCGACCACTCAGGTCACTGTTACCGGTCTCCTATTCGGATATTTACCAACAAGCCGGGGTGCCGGGCCACCCGGGACGAGCTGGTGCAAAATCAAATACAGCGTCTGCAATCATACCGTAAGTTAGAGTCTCGCCTCCAAGTAGCACATACGCCCAAGTGCGGGGTGTCCCCAATAAGTTGGCTAGACTCTAATCAAGCTTTCGCAATTCGCTAAAATGCTAGAGCTGACGTGTGCACTTTTCGCGAAGCACATACTACCCGATACGTGGACCACAACTAAATGTGGTACGGGCACCGCAACTACATGCGGACGGTCGAATCGCTTTCCTAAAAGACATAACTGGGCGAACCCGGAACACCTAAAGCATCGCGAGCGCTGACATCATAGCGCTGCTTGCGAAGCCATTAAATGCCGCTCGGACATGAGGATCCTTGGCGACGGATTTGAGAGCTTCGTGATATTTCTTATGGGGATTAGCGGCCAAATGCTGGTGAGCACTCACAACAAGAGTTGATATGCTACCAGCTAATTCGGCCGACCCACATGACGGCGTATTAAGCGCGTCAACAGTCTTACCACAAATTTCCCAATGTTCCACCATCTCGATATCGAAATGCAACGTGTTACCAGTCGTATTCGTACCGTATACATAAGCAATGGGTTGCCCTAATTGCCTAGTAGATGTGGTTCCGCCGATTCTAGCACCATACCACTCCTTGTTTCCTGGGGAGTAATACGGCGTTTCAGACCACTCTTGAGACTCAGCTGTAACAGACGACAAGTTAATAACCAATTCAGGGTTATCTGTGAACGAAAAACGCACAACACCATGATGTGAGTTCAGACGCTCCGCCAAATTTGCGAATGTAAAATTACCGAGCTCAGACTGCTGCAACAGGTCGCCTCTAGTGTCGTGGTAAAATTTTATCAAACTGCCTTGATATAATTTTGGGCCAGTGTACCTCGCCCGTATGCCACACGACAGGTTCCTCCAACTATCCGTGCCGTCGTCTAACGTTGACACAGGATATGGTGTTGAAGTAACCATGAAGCTTTGACCCAACCCGGCAGGGGTCAGGCCAACAGTTGGAGATGTGAATACCGAACTCGCATCCCCAAATGCACCCGTTGTGTTCCAAGTGACACACAAAGATGGATCATTATTTGAATTACCGATGCTTGGACTAACAAACACCATAAAATCAGCTGCAGTGGGGATGGTTACAGACAACAACCCCCTCGCCATGAATTTCTGCGACGGCCGGGCGTCCACCAGACCCCCGACACTACCACGCTCGGCGGAGAAAGGCGACAAGATGCCCTTCAACGATCGAACAACTGGATGTGCCTTGCTCATGGCAACCCCAGAGCTAGCTTGGACCTTCCTTCTAATGGATCCCGGCTTAACTCGTGGCGCAGCTTTATTCTTGACAGTTCCCCTAATGATCTCTTTCAGATCTCGTATGAGCTCTGAACTTGGATTAGGTTTGTTGGGCCGACTCTTCCTCGACCCTCCTTTCTTCGTGTTCTTGTTGGTGAATTTCGTGTATTTCCGCGACCCCACCAGGTCACGGCACGGAGGATGGGCCTCGTCAAACACCCATTCTTATAACGCGCCCCCGGCACCAAAGCCAACGCGGGGAGACTATTGCCAACTAAGGCAGGTGCTCTCTCCTTTATACCAATGTCTGTGAAAAGGCCTGGTGGTGACGAACCACCTGGTAATCTCGATTCACTCCGGGTCGTGTGCTTCCCGCCCGGGACGCGCTTAGTACCTTCCTCCAAAGCGCGGGTAATGATCCTTTTCTATAACTCACCTAACGGGGAGCAAAATTGGCCAATAAAGATCTCGACGTATGAACGAAGCAAGCCCAGGTCATCCGGGAGAGGAAAA